CTACCGTACTAACTTGACAATTGTATCCTTATCTATCGCAACTCTTGAAGAAAGCTCGACACCTCTTTCAAGAAGACATCCACATCGTTCGAGTAGTTCTGCGCTACGGGCAATCTGCTCTCTTTCAGATTTACAGGCAAGGTTACTGGTTGAGGACAGTCTACGCTTGGCGGCGTTGGCTTCATTGCGCACCCGGTCAAGCTCAACACCACGCTCACGCAACCTAGCATAAGCAGCGTCCCTCTGCTCCCAGGCCGCCACCATCGAGTCCTTCGCAAACCTCTCTTTCGCACGATACTCCTCCTGAAGTTCAACTAATCGTCTGGCATAGTCCTCACGCAGTTCTGCTAGCTCCTTACCGTATAATGCGGCCGCATACTGATAGCCAGCAAAGAACAAGGTAATAACAGAAATGACCAAGGTAATTATTTTCCTCATAGAGCGATTCCCAACCATGGCATAACAACGTGGCGAACAACACGAGATATTAACCAATAAATACCAAGGCAAATTAAAAGGCGACGGTTGAGCCATTGAGCTACTTCAAACACAGCATGTCGGTGAGCGGACGTTTCGTCGTCGTCATCTTTATCAGAGCCGACGAATGCGAACAGAACAATCCCACTCATTGCCGTAAGGTATAGAACAGCAAAAACTGGCGACAATGCAAGTTCAGTCGGCCACCAAATCAAAGATATTAGTTGTGGGATCCTCTCTCCTGTGAACTCAATCAACCAATGGCCAACGCATTGGTACGCATACGGAACAATGATGGACCACAAACACAGAAAGGCAATAATGCCAATGAAACACTGAAGGCCGTTAATACGTCCTTGCATAACGACTTTAGAAACCATAACCGTTCCAAAAAGCAAGCACGCAATGCTGAGAAAATCGCGCACAAATGGTAGACTTATATCCATCGAGCATCTCCTCGGTAGTTAGTTAATAGAACCGCCCGTTGTCCGCAAAAACACAGGGCGGTTTTATTTTATTCACCAAAGAATGCTCTCATGCCCCAACTGCTATTCCTCACCCAAAAACAGTTGGCTCTCAGCTTGTCGGCGACGGGTAAGCCCCGGGAGTCTCTTTCCGCCGGCACGGTCACAGTCAAGAAACTCTTTAGCTGCGCCTTCAATGTCACCATCATTTAATTTGCGCATCAGCTTAGGACAGCCTGTAATGACACCATAGCTACCCAAGTTGAAAGCCAGGCTCACCAGTGCGATGTATTGGCCGCGCGTCACGTCATGATTAATGTAGCGAGACAAGTCCTCAGCAACCTTACGGATATCGCCGATCAACATTTCGTCAGCCTGGCCATCTGTAATTGTCATGCCCTGATAAACCTCAGGGCCCGTGTGGCCAACGCCAATCGTCCATACTCCCGCCGAGCACTTGTACGCAACCAGGCGACGGCCTTCGAAGTCCTCAATAAATCTCGTGGCGATTGACGGCGGCCAGGCTCGAAAAGCACGCTTCTCACTTGTCATTTAAGTCCTCCTTAGAAACACCCAACTTTTTCTGTATAACAATCTCGACCAGGCGCATTAGACGAGTTCCGCTCCATCCGGCGAGACCTGATAAAGCACCACAGACTTGTGGTGGCAAACCATTGAATGCCAATAACTCATAGCTGATTAACCCGGCCATGGCGCTGATTGCACCGTGCAGGAAGAACTCACGCCAAGAAAACATCTTGCCCTCCTGTACATTCAACAAATAGTTGAGCCAACCGCATATCGCGGCAAAAGAGCCTGCTGCTGATAAGATCTGTCCGTCTGATAAATCCCTGTATGGCATATACCCTCCCGTATGCTTTGAGTCTCTTACGCTTTGCAAAGCACACGCGCACAAAAAAACTCCATCGATGTTCAAATTGTCGATGGAGTTTTTAATGCTTTATGGACGGCTACTCTCTATTGAACCAAGGGTTCACATCCCTGTCCACATAGCTATGCCTGAGCCTTCCTGCTCTTTACACCACAACTTCCAACCGAAGCTACCGCGTATACAACGCTTTGGGAACAAGCCCCACTGGGGTGGGGCATAGTTGACTAAACAAATTTGATAGTGCCTCTGAAGTAGACAGCTACGGTATCGTTATTAACACCGCCAAACCCACTAGATTTTGTGATTTTGATTTTCAAAGTCTCAGCCAATACTTCTGTTGAAACTTCAAAAGTTGATATATCCTCATCACTAGACAGATAGTTGTTGTTTTGCCTAACCGTAAGAACACCAGATAAAACCGCACCTTTCCCTTGGACGGGCTTATTAATCGGGACTGTTAAATAGATATCGGTTTTATTTGTCGTAATAACACCGCACGTCCACAGCGAAAGCGTAATCGTGTCACCTGCACGGTACGGGCGAACGAAACACTGAAGCAATGCTCGGAGGAGATTCTTAAGCATGAGAAACACCTCCGAAGCAAAGATTAGGTTCCGCCATTAATCCGATGAAACCTGATGTAAACACCGGACGTAGGGACGTCCCCTGTGATCTTGAGTTTGATCGGGATCCCTTTCCTAACAGGAACGGACGCTCCGAAGTATCCATAGTGCCCGGAGACGGTTGACACTGAAAAGGCCGGATAGTCCTCAGAAGAACCAAGTTCAAGGATTTCAAGGTTCCTAGTAGTCTTAGTTCGAACGGAAAGCCACCCCGCTTCAGAAGGAATGATTTCATTCCAATCGCCCGGTGTCCATTGATATTCGACGGTTGAGGAAGTCGGAATAGATTGCTCCCCGACCCAGTTCTTTTCGCTTTCAAGGTGCGAGTCAAGACACGAGCTAAGCAGTTTCTTAAGCATGGCACAACCCTCCAAATAAGCCGTGCCACAGGGCTTTTACCCCCCCAACAAGTTTTAAAAGCGTCACTCTAATCTCGTTTAGATCTCTCCCCTCGATACTGACGGTTTCTCCCTTTTTCACTGGTAAGTAAAATCCAAAATCAAGACCATCAAGAGCCCAAGGCATACCTGAATAGGTACCGTTTGATGCAATCGTCGCCATCCCGTGACTGGTTGAACTACGGGCTCTAATAGAGACATAGCCACAATTAGAAGCTACAAACGAGCAAATAGTATCCCAATCTGCAACGGTGTTTTTTGAGCTAATACTTACGCTTTGTCCACTCGGAGACGCGCCCGTAGCACCACCGCTGAGAATAGCGGCACGAAGTTGATTCTTGATACTCATGCCGCTACCTCCATGCGAGCGTTGTTACTGGCTACCAACTGACGGAATAAAGTGCACAACATTGGTAGACTTTGCTTCAACCCATATGTTGAGCATCCTTCCCTTTTGCACAAAAGCTTGTGCAGTAAGTAGTTGGCCTGCTTGAACTGCTGTGCTGCTACACGACAACCACGCTTCTTGGCTGACGGAAACAACGTTAATGTTGGAACCTTGGTTAACTGCGACGGCTTCGATATGTATCCAACCAGTTTCTGGAGCAACGAAATCGGTTTTACCGTTAAGCGTTGCAAGTTGAATGTCGATGCTACGCTCAGGCGAGGGCGCAGGCTGAGTCGCAACCCACTTCTTGTTTGAAGACAAGAACGCGCCTTGTTCCACTCGGAGGTAGTCTTTAAGCGAAGCCATGACGAACCTCCGAAACGGTTGCAAACCAACGCTTTAAGGTATCGTTTATACCCCCCCCGATAACTTTAATGAAATGAGCCCACCACACTTTTGAAGAACCTCTCGTAAGAATCGTCACATTGCTACCCTTCTTCACAGGAACGTGACAGGCGTAACTCAGCCCACTGTCATTCACAGTTGCAGACTGCTCGACGCCGTCTGCGTGAATTTTCAAACCCATGTATTGCCGATTGCTCCCATCCGTATCAGACACGGCCATGGAGAAATATCCATCAACGGGAGAGACGATCGTCTGTTGACCAGTGCTGTAGTTGTCACTTGAGACAGATACGTCTATGTAGTCGTTTGTAATTACACGGGTTGCCTGAACCGCGCCAGAAACGATTGCGGTCTTAAGCAGGTCTTTCTGTGTTGCCATCAGAACCCCCTATACATATTTGCCTGCATAGCACGAGCATCAGCCTTCTGACTACACTCATAAGCAATGCAAGCAGGCATTGTTGGATAGTCAACAAACGGGAAGCCTTGTACCATGGGAAGGTCACGAAGAGCCTCACGATATGCCAGCACGTCTGCACGCTCCTCATCGGTCAGAGCCTCACGAGCCGACTTAGCTTCCTTCTTAACCGTCATATCGGTTAGCTTCACATAGTCGTCAGTGTCACTGATACGAGCATTACGTTCGGCACGAACCTCAGCCGCATAGCGTTCAGTCACGAATGCGTCATCGTTTTCAGGCAACGCACTGGCTGAGTAGTAGCAACCGTCAGCACTTCGGAATAGTTCACCAGGGCGCTCCTTGGCTGTGACCCACGTCAGCACGCGACCATCAATCTCTTCGTCCTTGCACTCATAGCCGTTAGCACGAGCGGCTTCAAGGTCGAGCGGATCGGTGAAGCAATGGACGAACTCACTCTCAGAGTGCGCGACCACCTTGCCGTTGCGATCCATCACAACGTAACCGCCCACTGGCGAGGCAAGCGCCTCGTTCAGGTAAGCGGCTTTAACTTCTTGGAGAGTTTTCATTCCTTGTTAACCTCCTTCTTTAGCTCATCAACCTGTTTCTCAAGATTTTGTACACGTTCCAACAAGCAAGCAGCGAGCGTAATCATGATCCATCCGCCCGTAAAATCAGGCTTAATCTCGTGGTCACCTTTGGTCTTGCCAGTCGCGATGGCACCGTTCACTGCTGTCATAAGCTCATCAACCGTCATGCTGGTACCTGTCCTCCAAATTCGACAATGAGTTCCTTGAGCGCGGTCTCAAGTTCAGACGTATCCAACTTCGACGGAAGCGAGGTATTTTTGATCGCGTTAACTTCCGTACGAAGCGTAGACACATCCTGAACTTCGCTCTCCTTCGCCATGCCTATGCCACCCGCTGTAGCTCCATCACCAACAACGACGCGCTTCTCCGTTTCGTCCCAGTAGATCGACCCACTGGCGGGAGTTACCTTGCTAAAAGCAGGTTTCGTAGCTGTCGTAACTTTGTTGAGTTTTAAGTTCTGTGCATCAGTTGCCATCACGCACTCCAAGTACCAAAATCAATTGAAGCCGTGGCCATAGAGCCAAGGCCGAGGTTCGTTCTTGCCTGTGCTTTGTCAGGCACGTCAGAAAGGTTCTTCGTTTTTGCCAGTGGGTCGCCCACGGCCGACACTGCGTCTTGCGCTTTCTTCGCATCAGCCGCCGCAGAAGCCGCTGAACTTGCCGCCGCAGTCTCGCTCGCCTTAGCCGCAGTAGCAGAAGTGCTAGCTTGGCTAGCCTTTTCAGTAGCGGTTGTCGCTGCAGTCTCAGCTAAACCTTGCGCTTTAACTGCTTCAGCCTTAGCAGTTTCAGCGGCAGTCTTTGCTGTTTGTGCCGCAGACTTCGCAGACTCAGCCGCCGTTTGAGCGGCTTCTGCATCCGCCTTTGCGGTCTCAGCAACCGAGGCAGAACTTGCCGCCGAATTTGCAGAACCACTGGCCGCGTTCTCCGATAGCTTTGCGACATTAGCCGACCCTGCCGCCGCACTGGCAGAACTCGCGGCATTGCCCTCAGAAGTCTTAGCTTTTGTAGCAGACGCCAATGCTTCAGACGCCTTAGTAGTTGCGGTCGAAGCAGACCCACTGGCTGACGTTGCTGAAGCACTAGCAGAAGTCTCACTTGCCTTAGCCGCAGTAGCGGAATTTTCGGCAGCAGTCGCTTTGGCCGTTGCGGTTTTTGCGGCATCCAATGCGGCTTGTTGGTTCGCTTGTACGGTAGCCGCCGCGTTTTCCACCCTCTGAATTGACGCATTAAGATCCATCACAACGCCGGCGGCATTCTTTACAGCCTCGATGTTGCCCGCCACCGTCTTTACCGAGGCAATGTCTGTTGCCACGGTGTTGACGTTCTGAATGCTTCCTCCGACTTTTGAAATTGCGTCAGCGTTTTGAACCACTGCGTCAACGTAGGGAGCTACCTGTCGAACTTCGTTGATACCTCCCGCCACTTTGTCGATTGAACCACCCGTCGGTGTATAGCTAGGAATATCATCTTCGTTAAAGAACCCGAAATCGTGAACGTTAGGACAAGCGGTCTGCGTCGCAAAATCAGCGGCAACGATTTGAATCGCATTCGAATGTTCGGCAGAGGCTTTAATGGAGTCGATTGCTAAGGCGTCAGTCTTGATGTAGCTGATATGGTCTGCGACCATGCCTAGCTCATCAGTCATGCCGGCAACGATAGTAGCGTCCTTCGCTGATTGCGCTGCTTCTGCAGCGGACTCAGCTGCTTGATCAGCATATTGAGCCGCTTCTTTTTGAGCGGCGAGAAGTTTTTCAATCAACTGCTCTGGCGTACTGCTTGACGTTGGCGGAACAGACAATGTTCGACCTAGGCGCTCGACAATCTGTTGAACCTGAACAACGACACGGTCCATTGCCTTATTGATAATTTCAGGCGGGAACCTTGAGTAGTTGGTAAGCTGCATGTTCTGCGTATAAGCCACCGCAGAACCTACAACAAATATCTGCCCTTTAACAATTGGGATAGTCAGTGTAACCGTGCCACCAGGCGTTGCATCCTGGTCGGAATTCATTTCAACGGAGTAATCCTGCCCGTAAACGAGCATCGTGGATTGAGCATCTGGATCGTCAGCAGTTGCAACATAGACGTCCGTTTTTTCAAAAATATAGAATCCAAAAGGCAACTGTGTTTGCCCCTCAGAGGTAAACGGACCTGCTAATCTTTTGACATATTCGATCATAGAAAATGGCTCCTTAATGGAGCCATCTTCTTATGAGAGTACGGACACACGCGCACTAATCGTTCGGGTTTGTTGCCATCTTCGGCATACGTGTTGGTTCAAGTTTCGTCGGAGACCACCAATACTCTTGGCCAGTATTTTTCATTCCCCAAGCTTCTAAACGAGCCGTATAGCCTGGCGAGCAAAATTCCATTAGATCGTTATAAACGGCACGATCAAATACTGCCTTCGTGTACCAAAGATTGACAAAAGGCATATGACCTCTTGCGAGACGTAAGGCTTTAGCGCCAACCTTCGTTTCTTTGTCATAGAGACCCTCATTGATCATTGCCTTACCGACGTCGAATGTATCTAAAACCGTTTGATTGACTGGGCCAAAAAACTTTAGCCAGTTAGGAGACCCATACGCATTTTGCCCGTCAACGCCCGCAATGATGAAATCCGCAAGGAAGGACAAGCCGCCGCCAGTAGATACTGCCTGAGCCCAAAAATCCATATCGTAAACGTCCTGTGTATCTTTGCCAGCAATAAGTTGCTTCAGTTGTACGGAAATAGCTCCTGCTATTGTTGAACCAACCAAAATGGATGCGGCATATTTGACACGACTAGCATTACCTTGCGTTTGCGCCAGATCAGCAGCTCTTTCTAAATGCCTCAACACAAACCCAATAGGAAATGACTTAAATAGCAAAAATGAACGCATAGCCTCCCCTCCCAAAGTTCCGCGTTCTCCCATAACATTAGATAAAGCCCGTGTTCTTAAATCAGGAGCAAGTGAGGCTAACCCTGACTCATCCCTTAAAAAGGCCATGTAGGTCGTCACAGCATGATCTATGTCCCTTTGTGTAAATGGATTCTCAACATCTGGGCTCAAGCCATCAGGATCTATTCCGTTTAACTTGTTCAAGTCAACTTCACGAATATCCTGTCTCGTCAAGACTCTCGCGCCATTGTGAGCAACGTAAGGTTCAGCCGCTTGCCAAAGCTTCCAGTCGCGCTCAGTAACTCCAAGTCGCTCTAACTGACGTCTCTGAAACGGCTCTAATCCATTCCAATCCCACTGTCGCACCATCGCCATCGTACCCATCATATTGATCATAGATGCCTGACGTACGCCGTTGGTCCACTGGTCAAGAAGGCTTAACTTCATCATCGCGTTGGCCAACATACCCGTCCATCCTTGCCCGACGTTGTTTTGACCAAACCTTTCAAGATTAGAGGCCAGAGCGTCTGCCATTAAACCTGCACGTTTAGCAATGTCTTTTGATTCGCTTCCCCAAGCTTTACATAAGTTGGCTGTCGCACGAAGTAACGGGGTCTTATTAAGTCGAGATGTCACAAAATAGGAAACAACATCTGGTAAGGAGTTGATAAAAGTGCTTTGTAATTTGCCAACGACTTCTAAATTCCTAACACCCCCCATGAGACTGGCTACAAAGGCTCTATCAGGCCTAACCATGCTAGCTTCACCGTTCAACACAGACCACGCAGAGTCATAGAACCTACTCGACAGGCCAATCTTCCAAGTTTTCTTTGGTGCTAAAACGCCTTGCATTCGTCCATTCATTTGGTCAGCTTCTGCTTGGCAAATACGTTTTATCCCCCGGTTCATATTATTCGGATTCGGTCCCATTTTTTCTAATAGAGCCGCATCCTTTGCTGTACGTCGTAAGCTTCCAAGCATGTTTCCAAAGAACGATCCGTGACCAAAAGTCTCCTGATACTCGATGAAAGCTTCCGCATCTTTGAAATGGAGCGCACGATGTAGGTCACCACGATTAGCACGACCTGCGCCGCTGAATGCTTCACTTGCAACATTAGAGACCTCAAAGTTTTCCGCACCATTCTGAACAATTGTGTCGTAAGCCTTAGCAAGCATCTGGACGATGTCCGCATCAGACATCTTTTCCCCATTTAAGTCAACGTATCGATCCTTGTCGATTCGATCAAAGACATACGAAACCCACGCCTTTTGGTTATCTCCGTAAGGATTATGATCATTGAACGTGTAACCAAACTCATGCTGAAATCTCTGAAAGGCATTGTCACCCTTCAAAATTTCATGCGCCTGGCGCAGACGAGCATCATCATGAGTTTGAGGAATGTAATGCTCTAACTTTCCAAGATTACCGCCAGCGGCATTGAAACGATCCACGCAAGTGTCTGACATTTCCTTCCATACCGTAGCAACCTCTTTGGCCATCTTGCTACCGGTATCAAGGCCATAGACTTCACGCACGACTGTGCGGGCGAACTCTTTGTCTTCCATCAATCCAAGGATGCCTTTTTGCTTTCCCTCTAAGGCAACAAGAAAATCTGAAGCAACTTCTGCTTGAGCTGACTGCACATATCGATCGACTTCCTGAAGAACCTGCGTACCAGCAGAATATCCATGGTACCCACGCTTTCTCGCTAATCCAATGCTTTTCTCAATATTGGCTTGAGCAATGACATTTAGGCGTGCACGTTGCTTGATCTTCAAGGCCTGAGCTTGCATGGCAGCTTGAACCTCTTTGACAGCCATATCAACGCGCATCTGCTTTGTCATGCCGTCCCATAAGACAGGATTTTTCAACCTAATTTCAGCCATCTTTGCTCTGACGTTAGCTAGCATGTCAGAGGCTTCAGTCGGCGTAATAGCCTTACCAAGAGAAAGTTGAACGCGCTCCACACACTCTTTGCGCATCTGCTTTTTACGAAAATCTGCCATTGTTAAATCCCGTTATTCATCAAGGCACACGCAACGGCAGTTGTAACGCCATCAGCCGCTGCACGCGTAATCTCATCAGCCTTTGCATCCTCTCTAGCAATGAGCTCTGCTGCGCTAATCGAGGCGGAGTTTCCATCTTCGTCAACAAGCGGTATCGTTAAATCAGGATGATCCTCTAACGCAATCAAAGCCTGGTGAGTCAATTGTTTCAATTCAACATCCTTTGCAGAGTCTCGAATCCTCTCCATGCTCTCTTTCACAATCTCGGAATCTTTGGCGCGTTTTTCTGCATCAGCAAGGGCTTTAAAAGTCTTGACATCACCAAATTCCTGACCGATACTTCTATTAGGAACTGCAGTTCTAGAATCCCTGTTGTTGCCGACTGAAGTCGCGGGTGGATGCCAGTCCTGAGGTTGCTCTTTGTGCAACGAGAGGAGGCCACGGTCGTGAGTCTGACGATCAAACAACAGGGTTTCTTTTTCTATAGGTTGCTTGCTATAGAACACAGACCCAACACGATAACTCCCCGCAACCTTCTGAAACTCAGCCTGAATTACTGCACGAGTCAGTCGTCCTTTCTCATCAACAACGATAGGACGAACAATTCGCAAGCTGTCAGCCTTCGTTCCTTTGGACACCCACGCCCAATTCCTCACAACATCGTAAAGTGCGTGTTCAACATTTGAATAACCAGCCTGTTGAAGTTCCTTCTCGTGCTTGCGAATGTGGTCGCCCTTAAGCGTACCTTCCTGTAGTCGTACAGGAAGCGGCATAACACCATCAACACCTTCTGGCATGACCATCAGATCAGCCTTTCCATCAAAACCAAAAACGCGATGAACGTTATCTCCATCACGCCCAACTTCAACTAAGCTAAAAGGCTTTGGAGCTGAAATAGGGGCGAAACCTTCCTCACGCATCGCATAGTCAATGGCATCTCGCAAAGCTTGTCCACGTCGCTCCGCCTCGAACTTGACAGCCCCAGCTAGGCTATCTGTCTTGATAAACAGCCCTTCATCAATTTCAACACCTGTGCGGCGTGAGAAGTCTCGCATTACATCGAGCTGAGAGAGCGTTGTAATATCTCCAAACATCCCTGCGCCACCAGACCGAGATTCCTCGTCAGCCATAGATCGAGCCTGACGAATCATCTCAGCACTTTCTGAAATGTCCTCCACAATGCGACGATACCCACCACCTTCATGCTCAACCTTGGCGAAGTACTCCATCAACGTCTGAGCCATTGGTGACCGCATCGCAGACCGTTGCGCGGCTAGTTCTGCCATTGACAATCGTTTGCCACTCGCTCGAACGGCTTGCATCTCATTGAGCACCTCAGCAAGTGGTACACGGATATCAACATCACCCGTACCATCTAGATCGAGCAGTCGAGGAGCTAATGCACGATAAGCACGAAGCAATGACGCAATACCATTCGGCGCATTTTCAGAGTCAAGTAGGTTTGTTAACCCAGGCGTCTTGTAAACCGCCTGAAAAATGGCTGCGTTAAGACGCTCCTTTGCGGCCGTTGTAGGAATACCATTTGATACAAGACGGTTTCTCTCAGCTGTAGGCATCAGCTGTACAAATTGATAGACAGTCTCTGGTGACACGTTGCCATCGTCTGTAAATGTCAACGCACTCAAATCAATGCGTTGTGAATCATTGATCGCTTGCTCAACCTGACTCAACTCAGACGTGCTTCGAGTATTGGTTCTGTCGGCAATGTCTGCGGGCAACTTCTCGCGATCAACAACGCGAACAAGAATGGGCTTTTTCATCTGGCTGATCACGTCAGGATTAACCCCGTGACGTTCGTAGTCACCAGCCAACTCTGAGCGATAGCCTTCTGCGGTTCCGAGATCATATGCATGATCAAGCGCAGTCACTCGACCATTACCAGCTACAGCGTACGAAGCTTCGAGACCTTCAACACCATAAAGCTTATTGGGCACACCATTGATGTCGTTTGACGTGATGACAGTGTCCGCATCGACCACTACATACTGAGACTCATATCGCATCCCCGTACCGTCAACCAGTGTCACCGTGTGACCACGCTGTATATCAGGAATATCTACCCAGTCAGTGACAACAGGTGCACCATCAGATAATGAATTACTGATCGACACACGCAGGTAATCAGGATGAGCGGCGATCTCGCGCATCTGCGCAACGCTCTCGTTTGACGAACGATCGCGATTTTGCAAAATGGCACCATCACGCTTTGATTGTGCGGCTAACTTCTCTAACGACTTCGCTCGAATTTCTTGAATCACCATTGGATCAACGGCATTCTCCTTAACACGAACAGGCTTACCGTTATCAATTGCTTCTCTCGTGGTAGCCTCAGCCTTACGCGCCTCTCTAACCTGAGCGGCATTAGAGTGATCCACTGGTAAATTGGAATCCGCCGCGATTTGCGTAGCACGAAAACGTGCGGCATCCTCGATGTCGACACCATTAGGCTCAGACACCTGTGACGGTTGAGGTGCTTCGGACTTCGCGCCCTTGGTCTTCCACGAAAGACCTGCCGAAAAAGGCCCCATAAGGCCACCCACAATAGCATTTACTCCCATACCTAGTGGGTCGGATGGATCGTATTTAAGAGCAAGTTTTGAATAGTCCGCATTCTCAAGAACGGTCTTAATCGCCCCCATTTCATTAGCGGAGGTAAAAACACCCATTCCGGCACCCGTCAAAACTTTCGCTTTTAGACTTCGACCTATAGCCCCGGGAGCACCCGCCCATACAGCATTCATCGCACCCGAGATCATGCCTGCTTTTCGAGCAGTCTCTTCATCTACGCCTTCGTCCTTGAGCTTCTGAGCTTCATTGATACCAACGCTCGTACCGAATACGATTGGAGTCACAACCACTGATCCTGGCCCCGTAGCCGCACCAACAGTGGCCGCCATCCCAAACTTAGCAAGACCGTTCGATATGCCGTACATCACCTGTGCCGCCATTCCTGTCTTTTCAGGATCGGGCGTATATTCGTCTCGAACTAAGCGACGATTCTCTTCAGCTGTTGCGTCTAACCATGCGCGGTATTCGTCATCGCCCAATCCTGTTGCAGAGGCCACTCCCTTCAACGCAGACTGGTTCTCCAAATACGCAGAATATGCACCTTGCCACAGCGAATCTAAAACACCCGTATACCAATGAGGCTCCTCTTTTTGTGCTGGTTCTACAGCATCATTCAAAGGGGATGGATTGACATCAGTTAGGATCGGAGCAGACGGTAGCTCCTCTGAATATTCTCGAAGAAAGATCATTTTTCAAAGTTCACCGCTTTAATTGTGAAAGGAGAGCCATCCGATTGAATCAGCTTTTGGCCGTTAGATAAGATGACGTCAAAGGTGTTGTCCTCACCAGTCGTAGACATTCGCAATTCGGCATCTGGTAACAGCTTGGCGACCTGTTCACCCGTAAGGGGCATGCCGTTTGGCAACTTCGCAACAACCCCTTTCAATCTTTCAAAAGAACGGACATTGCTCCGAACAGCGTCCTCAAGATCGCTCAGGCGAACACCGTCCTTTAGCGCAACCTTCCTACCGTTGTAGTCATAAATTTCACCAACGATTTCCGTCATGGCCTGTGTCATGGCTTCCCCAGCACTCGTTCCACTCATGACCTTCCCAGCCGCCACTGCTGTGATCGAATCGACCACTTTTTCTCGAACTACGGGATTGTCAATGAGACCATTCAACGCCTCGAGCTTGAGAGGAATACCCGTGCTCGGTGACGTCACAATGCCAACCTTCGTCTGCTTTTCAGCAATACCCGCTTTACCAAGGAAGTAGTTTTCAGCGACACCATTGGCTCTCATTGATGGGTCTGCCGCGAGCAAAAAACCTGTGGAATACTCCTCACCAAGTTGTCTATGCACAATACCAACGCCATCTGCACCAACTACATCAGCTATAGCACCTAAAAACGCCGACCTTTCTCGAGCTCCAAGACCATCGATCTTTGTCTTAAGTTTTGAAACTTCATCCAAGCTGAATATCTTTGCTTTTGTTCCATAATCAGTTGAGATAGTTTTAGCGTTTTGTGCGCGAATAGAAATCTGACCTACCACTGATTGCAGATTGTCAAAGTCGATACTTTGTACGTCATACGACCCAGTACCCATCGCGTAAGCGATAGGATCATTTCGCCTCTGTTTTGTGACTTCATCCCTCGCTTTTACAAGGGCATCGCGGCGCTTTACTTGATCTGCATAGTCTTCTGCCCCGCGAACAGGAGCTGAGGCCTCGATCACTGCGTTCATCGCATCAACTGGCATCCTGCTAAAACCATGTATTGCAGCAACCGTTTCAGCGTTCGCTTTGTAGGACTCGTAACGTTGACTTCCTTCAGACTCACCATAAGCCTCAACAAACTGGTCTCGGCTCAACATATCTGCATCAACACCCGTTTCTCCAATTAAGGTCAATGAATTTTTTTCCCGTTTCGCAAGATCCTGCCGATACCCAGATTGAGCCGTCTTTTGTTGCGTCCACACCGACGCAAACAGCTCAGCACGCCTCACTTGAGTAAGTTCATCAATTAGCGGAATACCTGTTTTTTCTGACTTAATTGCCCCCCACAATTCATTCCTATCCCCAGTAAGAGGGTGCTTTGCCGCCAACTCAGCTGCCAACAGCCCTTTTGACTGACGCCACAGCGAATTTTCAAGCTTTCGCCTGATATCCATGCTCATTGAATCATCAGGTGTAGACATCAATGCCTCAAAAGCACTGACAGGATCATCCTGTGCCCACGCAGAAAAGCGATTTGCCTGAAGTTGGTCTAGGTGCGCACGCTTCTGGTTCGAAAGCGTTTCTTCATCCCACCCCATTAGCTGAGCTTGATAATCCAACTCCATTTCAACTGAAGCTGAGGACTTCGCCAGATACTCTGGATCTGCGTAATGGTTTGCCGCATCTGCCTGTAAAGCCTCAACCTTAGACGAAGAGGACTGCAACTGATATTGTCGTGTCTGGTTCGCATTCCATCGCTGAGCTTGGCTATGTGCAGACTGCATACGGTCATAGACACGAGACTGCACAGCCTCACGAGCTTGAGGCGATAGCTTTCCAACGATCTCATTGACGTCACGTGTCATCGCTTCCATGGCAGGCTGATACCCATCCATGGCATTGCGCCCCATCTTGGTCAGATATCCAGTCTCTGGATTGTTGAGATGCGTATCGATGACACCCATCACCTCACGCTCTGCATCATCACTTTCAGCCTTTATGACTCTGGCACGCTGAACTTCTAAGGCTTTGACTGCTGAATTAGCCCAGTCCTGCACTGGCATGAGAGCCTTCTTCATCACTGCGTCATAGTCGGTACGATCCTGAGGAACGCTGATAGGCGAGAGCCCTGAATTACCCGAGTCCTGTACCTGCGGCAGACCACTTTGAAAAGTTGGAACCATCGGCATTTAGTACCCCCCAATCATGGTCTTCTTGTAGCCTGACGCGATGTCTGGGTAGTTCCATCCACCACTGCTTTTGTTCGTGGCAAAAGCCCCTGATGCACTCATAAGCATGTAGTTGTTAGCAACCTGAGAGGCACCACCCAACAGCGTCGTTCCGAACTTATCCCACTTGTTAACCTTCTGTGCCTCGGCCTGAAGTGCCTGAGCTTCATAGCTAACGCCCTTCCACCGATAGCCCCAGGCCTCATTGAGTGCATTGGACTTGATCTGATTTACATCCATCTCTTTGATGATGTCAGTCGATGCCTGCATCTCTGCAGCAGATCCCTCACTAACAGCAATACCATTGGCTGCTAGTGCAGCACGCTGAGCAGACTTCACCTGCCCAGCCGCCATCGTCTTGGACACAATCGCCTTCTCTGACGCTCTTAATGTGGCTTGATATTGACGCTCCATCATTTGCGCATTAATGCGAGCGATGTTTGCTTGAGCTTGAGCCGCCGCGTTGGAGTGTTTGGATATTCCAAAGGATCCAAGCGCAGTAATAGTGTTTGAAATGCCCTGCGCAATGAGCATTCCGTATCCGAATTGAGCAGAGTTTGTAGCCATAGAAAAACCCTCTAAGATGACTAACACCTTAGAGGGCTGAACTCCTTACACGCGCACAATCACACCAGTTCTAGAACTGTTGTCATACTCACGATCCTAAGAGGCAATGGATATTTTTGCCTGACACATACTTGCCCACTTGTCGACCATTGAGGCTGTATCTGAAATCCAACCTCGTCAGTAATCGGGGTCGGAACGCTCCCTGCAAACTCTGTCGAACGAGCAGGATATTCTGCGAGCTTATCGAAAGAGGGGCCAGCTTGAGTCCCTAACGAATTGACTACACGGAAGAAAACTTCCTTCACATTCTTCTTATGACCAGAACCATATGAACCATCCTGCAAGGCCATTGCTACTGGAAGTGTCTTCATATCAGCAGTGTATGGCAGGCCGATATGAACAACACTTGATGGATAATCCAAAGTGATTGTTCCATTCTTCACAACTTGTTCTGGCTCTACAGCACCATCGGCAAGAATACTAACGGTCTCGCCTTCAAGCCATGATAAGCCTGTAATCTCTTTCGTTGGCTCTCCTCGATACGTACCTGCACAATCGAGTTGAACCCAATCCTTCAGCCCCGTAAATTGACGCTCATTCATGCGTTCCACAAAACGAACATCAGTCCCGTTGATATTGCGAAGCACTTCTACATATACGATGTCTTCGTCACCTTCAGCAACGACACACACCGACTCAATAGATCCACTCGTTTCAACGGTTGAGAAGCCGCCAACCTGCTGTTCTGGAACATAGGTCAGTGCAATCAACTTTCCTGAAGATGAAGCCGCCCATACAATTGGGAACGGTGCTTTAGAATACGCCAAGTCTACGATTGTCAGGTTGTCAAACAAGTGAGGCGCTCGTAGACAAACATCGCCTGAAATATAACCACCAGCCTCATAGTTGTAGCCAAGCTCACGAAGATGCCCGCCACGACCTGCCCCGTAGATCATGCTCGAGCCGATCACGAGAGGCTGCACATTAGACGATCCAACATACGATTGCGGTCTAACAGACATAGATTCTGGCGTAATGGCATCTGAGTTTAATGGGGACACACGCCACTCTGCTGCACCAGTCAACAGCATCAACTGCGCCAATGGAACAATGTGAAGTATTCGATTTGCCTCACGAGCCGCAACACGAACAGCAATACGGTCATCAGACTGTGACGGCAACGAGTAAGACATATCAGCCTCAGTCCCGGGTCTTGTTGCCCACAGATTATTTGGACGATTTATCGTTCCGCCGAACCAACGTCGTTGCTCAAAATAAGAAACAGCACCTGGGTAATCCTGATCCTTAAACGCGTCGTCATATCTTGGAGGCGTTATAGACGCATCAGGCGAGATATTCTCATCGATGATGGTGGTTCGATCTGTCTGACCGACGTACGCCCAAACACCTCCTTGATCCCTGTAAACACGATACATGCCAGCACCTTGTACCGAATGCCACTTAATCGTGTTATAAGAACCGTCACCATACGGATTGCAATCGATAGTAATGGATTCTGAGCGAACTGATTCTTGGGTACCGTCGCTGAGCAAAGCCGTTACAGCGTATGTACGTTTGTAGTCAGTTGGATTGGTAACGTCCTTATTGATTGTCTGTTCTGCAGACAACCCTGTTGGAGCTGAAAGCGAAGAACCAAACTTAATATCAACCAATCGCCAATCCGTCGCACCGTATCGTCGCAACTCCTTAGGTGGGTAGTTTGGATGAACTAGCGTCATCACATCCGCCGATTGAACGTAATGAATGTCAAATAGATCAGCCTCAATATACGGTGTCTCGATCTCGTAGGGTTGACCGTTATCCCCCAAGACGGTCCTACCTTGAGTATGGAAGCGCACATACCTCTCACCAAACTCAAGCACCATAGTTTGAGTAATCGAGAAGCTGAAAGGAATGAGGCGAGCCTTTTTGTTGGAGTGTTTCGTGCGATTAACATACTTGAAGCCCGGTCGAGTGACGATGGGACCCTGTGGCTCGATGAGGAAGTTTTTGCAGAGAGCCATGCCTGTCTGATACTTACCATCGTCAATTCGAGCGAACATCGAAACAGAAACTTCGCCGCCATTGAATGCGCGTTGATAGATTCGAACAGCCATCAGATTACCCTCACACGTAAACCAGACGGTAGCGGCCACTCGACACGACGACGATGAACGGACATCTTTGAGTCAACTGTCTTGGCTCGAGAAAGTGCAGCCTCGTACTGCTGCAAAAGTCGAACAGACGCTTCACTCGAACTGTCAGACCGCTTGACTGGCCCAACAAGGAAGGACGCCAGAAGTATGACTAGCGCCTGAACAAAATAAGTCGGAAAGATCGTGGCAGTGTCAATGTATGAAACATATGTCAGCACGACATTCTTTGAGTTCGTAAATACAGCACGGCCTGAATTAGATTCATACAGTTCAACCTCAAAATCTATCGGCATCCCTTCCTTTCCAGGCTCAGACACACGAAGCAACCTGACACAATCCGATGGCAGAAGAAACGCATACTTCCACTCATAGAGATCTTTGTCTATGTTCGAAAGCTCAACGCCTCGAGCACGGCGAATAGCAAAAGACCAGTCGTGCTCCTCGTAAAGCTTTCGTAAAGCAAGCGGATACCATCGAGCGCAATGGCCAGCTTGAGGTGAACCATCTGGCGGCGTGATTGATGTCACATCACCAGAATCACCTAACATTCCTAACGACAGATTACAGATATCAACAGCAGTAGCCATAAAGTAAAAGCGGAGCTTTTCACCGCCCCGCTCCCTGAAAGAGGTTCAGTTGTCCATGCGTCAGGCCGCTGCGCCCGGCAGGAACTCAATGCCCTCGACCTTATAGGCCGTCGGCACTTCAATCACGTCGCTCAGATACGCCGTCATCGTGCCACCCGTAATGGAGGTTGGCGTCGTCTTGAGGCGAACGTATCGACGATGCTTGACAGGCATCGGAAGGACGAGGCCATGCTTCGTATCAGTTGGCGTAAGGGCTCCTGATGAGAGCACTGGTGCAAAGTCGCTGTTATCGTCAGAGTCCTCAACAGCAATGGTCAGAGAGGTGCCGACAAGGGCGGTCGGGAACTTGCAGACCACATAGAGCGGTCGATCATTCAGACCGGTCGTCGGAGCCTTCTGAAGGAAATCGATCACATCAGAAGTGATAGCAGTGGTAGCCGCCTTCTTCTCGCAGAACGCGAGCTTAATATCCATCATCTTTCCTCTCCTTTACTTGAGAACCTTGCCCGTATTGGGCATGATGTCCGTCCCAAGGCGATGAATCGGCACGCCGCGGAAGGTCATGCACTTGCGCCCTGCAACCTCATCCTGAGAAAGGAGAACGTTGTCCTTGTTCAGGATCTGGCGAGCCAAGAAGCTGCGGGTGTTGTCGTTCATATAGAAGGCAACGCGACCCTGCTGTTCATCCGGCAAACGCTCAAGAGCATCGATCATTAAGTCCAGAAGGTCTGGACCAGTCGTGTTCTTCTTCGTAAGCTTCGTGGAATCGATGTTAGCGATACGAACCACACGCTGCGGATCGTAAAGTGCCACACCAACGTCCCAAGCGAACTCAGTGATTTCAGCGCGGAAGCGCTTGCCGTTTGCGTCGAAGGCATATTGTTCGCCCATATTCTCAACAGCGAGACCAGCATTGGAGCCGTTTTCCGGATAGAAGAGATACGTCGAAGCAGGATCCCAATTGATCAATAGGATGTCAGTCTGCTTGTTCTCTGTCGTACCCTTGGCGTCGATGATTCGATTGGCAAATGCTTCATTCTGAGGCGTGACGATGTTGAAAATCCCATTAGGGTCACGGCTTTCAAGGTTGCTGTCACCGTATAGAACCTTCTTGAGGACATGGCGAGAAAGGCCACGCATAAACCCTTCATCCGTACGAAGACGGAAAGCGGCACGCTCATTAGGCTTACGAGTGTCCAAAAGGGACTTATCAACCTCGGAACGAGATCGAACCATCGCCGCGGCGTAGCGAACGTCTGCACCAGTCACACGTTCAGCATCCCAACCTTCGTTGAAAGCACGAACTTGACCTTCAGGGTAAGACGTCACAACCTTGCCTCGGTCACCAAAGCCATCGTTACCACGCTGAATAACAGCTTGATCAAAGAAGCCGTTGTAGTCTCGGATCGTATGGATAAGCTGGCGCACCGGCTTATCACTAGTAAGACCTTCGAAGTCCGCCAAAGTGATCGGATTCGAGTCAGTCACAACATTGGGCATTTACTTGCCTCCTTTCATTGCGTCTTTGTAGAAATCCTCGGCTGAATAAATGCCATCATCGGCAGATCCGCCACCGGGATACTTCGCCTCGCCAAAAGCACGACCAATGCGACTTAGGAGTCGGAGAGTCCCCGGGTGGTTACCCATCGGGGAACTAAGGAACTCCTGAATATCGTCATCGATCTTGCCATCTGCGTTTCGAGCGAAGGTGTCACGCAGGCGAGCGATGTCAGAAAGCGACTGATCGAGCTTCTGGCCACCAAACTCCTTGTCGGACTTCGACTGTTCCATCCACTCATTCGAGATCTCAGCAATGCGCTCAAAAGAACGACGTTGCATAACAGGAGCTAGCTTGTCGATAAAACCCTGAGCTTGGGCCTGAGTCAAATCGAGTTCCTTTGCAACGTCCTGAAAGACTGTGCCGACTTCAGAGTCAAGCTCAGCCCCTTCAGGCATCTTGAAGTCCTCATATTTTTCAGGAGCGCCCTGCTTCTCACCTTCGCCTTCTTCCTTCTTGTCGCCCTCGCCTTCCGTCTGGCCTTCTACACCAGAGTCACCAGCTTCTTCGTGACCGCCTTCCTGCGGTTCTGTCTGCTGTTGCCCTTCGGCGCCCTCAGCCGACTCCAGCAAGGTACCTGCATTCGTTTCTGGCTCTTGCACGGCAGGGGTTGGCTCAGCGCCATCGCCACCACCAAGAGTCTGTTCAGTCACACCCATTCGCTTCGTCCTGCATTAACCTATAAGCTTCCGCATCCACTGACATGATTCTGTCAAGAAGCCTCAAACCAACATTGCGTTGACCTTCATTGAAAGCCATAACTGCAACATCTCTGTCAAAAGAGCTTCGGTAGATGCCCGTGTCAGAAAGGAGTTGCCACAAAATGACTCGCCCATCACGCGTTGACAACACAGCCTTCAGCGAGTTGGCAAGCTTTTGCCTTCGAATCCTTTCCTCTTCGCGAGCCTCGACCTCTTCTTTTCGGAAGGGGTCTCGCTCTGGTGTCATGATCTCATCGCTCATTTTTTACACGCGCACTTACCGTTGAGCCATAGAAGCTATTCCCTTGACCGCTTGACCAGCCATCGTAGAATCGTCAGCAGGAACCTTGCCAAGTTTTGACAGCACATCAGCAGACTGTTGCATCTGTTGCGCCTGCATCTGTTGTGCTTGAGCTTGCTGTTGTTGTTCAATTGCAGCCTGAGCTTCATCAGTCGGAACGACGACAGACGGAGCAACAGAGAAGTAGTCCGCATACTCGTCAACAAGGTTGAACACATTGACCTTCTGGAGAATATTTGGATTGACCTGCGCTGCCTGCATGACACGATTGACGAACTGATCCAGCGAATTTGCGCGAATGGCACGCTGTGAACGAGCAAGCATCGATGTGTATTCAACCGACAACTTTTGGCCACGTAGTTCTTCGGGCGGCGGTGGAAGTTGTCCTTGTCTCGCAAGTATGTCAAAGCACCGCTCGATGAGTGGCCGCAAAACTTCTTCGTTGAGACGGGAAAGCACTGGCCCCAACATCATTAGCTTCTCTTCATGACGCTCAGCTACTTCAGTTGCAGTCATCTGGCCGTGGCCAGCGTTCGCAATCATCATGAAAAGGTCAACATTGAAAGCTTGATTGATGCGGTTACGAACGTCAGCAATATCCTCTCTCAAGTCTCCGAGCGGCAACGCAACATTAAACGCTGGTTGCACCTGATTACCCGAACCAGGATTGTCTATGTATGATCGACCACCTGGCAGGAAATCGACCTCATTGTCACGAGCATCAGCCGGCATGATGAGAGGTGGATTGACCATGTAGTCAATCGCATTACCCTTTTGAACCTGATGATGCCCGAGCTGAAGCACGTCGCCGATTGCGACCATACCGGGCGATTCTTCCGAATAGACGTCCGAAGCCGAAGCACCCCATCGACCAACGACAGCGGGGAAATCTCGATATCCAGACTCGTCGAGAACACCTGAAGCATTCTCATCGTGATCTACTTGAATAACCACACTGCGCCACGGCATGTTTCGGTTATCGAGCTTGCTTGGATCTCTTTCGAATCGAGGTTCTATCGCGTGAATGCAGACAAAAGGCGCATCTACATGGCCATCATCGTAGTTTGTCAAAACCGCCTTTGACACCTTGCCACGACCGTAACGAGTAACAAGCTGTCCTGCCGTCATCGTAAATCGACGATAAAGCGTATCTGGTCGACCGCGGAAGTCACAGCCAATGCAGTACTCGCCACACACGAGGGGATGAGCCACGAAGCTATAAACAGGATCCTCGACGATAACGAAAGCGCCAATCCCGTAAACTCCTACTTCTCGCCATGTGTGTTGAAGCGCCTGATAGACATTGGTCTGAGTGAATGTCATCTCCATGATGCGCTGAACATCATCAAGCCAAACCTTGACGGCATGAGACTCATCAAGATCAGGCGATCCTGTTGTCAACGCGAACCATTGCGACGATGGGTCAGTCATACCTGACATCAGACCAGCCTGCAAAATATTTGCAGCACGCACAGCAGTCGAGTCGTAGATCTTGTTCCATCGATCCCGAGCTTCGTTCTTTCGAGACTTTACGTCAAGAAAGCGCCCTGACGCAGGCGTGATATGTCGACTAACTTCAAGCCATTGAGCCACGTACGGCTCTCGCTCAACCTTCAGCCGGTTCCACCTGCGAAGGACACGCTCACGGATGTCCTTTTCGGTCGTCATTGCTTTACCCCAACTTTCCGCCAGAACCAAGATTCAAATCACCAACACCGCTTGGACCAGTCAACAGGGTCGATCCGCCACTAAGCGCAGAATTTGCATTTTGTTCAAGAATGGAACCAACGTTCGCAGAATTTCCTTCCTGCTTACGCTGTTGCTGACGTTGTTGAGCCGCAGTAGCCTTAGCTTGTTGTTCAGCACGCCTGGAAGCGGCCTCTTGAGCTTTAGCTTGCTTCTTACTCGAATAGACAGAAGCGGCTGCACTCGCCGCTGCAATAGCACCCCCAGCAATAATTGCACCTGCTACTCCGCCTGACATTGACTTCTCCTAGAGATAAGTTGATCGTATTCGTCCGTGAATTCTTGCTCCGCCTCATCTAAGGTCGAAGCTTTTGAAGGGAACAACATCGTGATGAATGTTTCATCCCTTGCGATGAAAATTTGTGATCTTCCTGGGGCTCCCCGAAGGACTGCGTAACCAGTAATCTCGCGAGCTTCCTCACCCACCTTGACAAGGCAGTTACCAGACACAGTTACTACCGTTGGCACCTTGATTACTGCACCGCACAAAATGGAATCAGCGGGCATTTGGACTGTTCTGACATACATGCCACCATGGAAAAATTGCTCTGTAGGAAAATCGTATTGTGGTAGCTTCGCCACAACCTCTCTCATCCGCATCGTTTCAGCCATGTCTTTTGGTGTGCACGGCGGTAGGTCTGATACAAGACTGAGTGTGCTCATAGCTTTTTCCAAAAGAGCACATTCATTGGGGTCGCAATCTTCTCGAACAGCTTTTCAGCCCGAGTACCTTTCTTGACACCCCAATAGATGCCATAGCACCCATCTTCTTTGGCAAATCGTTCAGCCGACTCAATCAGCTCTCGACCAACGCCAGTTTTTCTGTAGTCAAGGTCAACCCAAAGACTCTCAGAAGACGCGAGAGTCTTTCCTTTGAAATGCGGTATTTTTGTCGTGACATAGTTGACAAAACCAACTAGGCGATCGCCATCAAACGCACCGACACTGTGCAATGTCCCCTTGATTTCAAGCCACAGATATGACTCATAGTCAGGATCTGGCTCAAGATCAGGGTACTTAACGTCCTCGCCATACTCCCTCACGATCTTTGACCATGAGGGATTTTCCCAAGCCTCGCGGCACGTGATTCGTCTGATACTGATAGACATCGATGAATGCTCCTTTGTGCATTCATACTCCATCATCAACAAACACACACGCGCACTCGAATGACCCAAAAAACTGAAGAAGAGCGTCTTATTTGTGAGATCGCCGAAAAGAAACAAAAACTGACCGATTTGCAGTTGGAAAAGGCCAGTGAAGTTCAAAAGCTTTATCTAACAGACGCATATGGTGCCTCTGAACTTCGCTGGTTCTTAGCCATCGTTTCACTTGTTATCGCACTGTGCGCGATTCTTGGAACAAATAAATGGTCTACTGGTTTTCCTCACTATTTCAGAGAGGGGGCGGCGTGGTTCTTCGGCCTCGTTTACTTTTTTTGTGGAGCTTTGCCATTATCCCTTTCTCTATTCTGGGGATTTGAAGCCTTGGCAAAATCTACAAACAAGCTCAAAGACTTACCACTATTAATCCAATATCAGTTGCCGGCATATATTGGTTGGGGTTCCTGCATAGCCTATTTTTTCTTCTTTTATCTGTAAGGATCCCTACTCCTGATCTCCTGACGTCGTCGTCCTGCCGGCGGCGTCGGGTTGTCTATGTATTCGTTCATTCGTACGGCAAAAGTCAAAGCCAAGGCATCGGCATTGTCAGGGGAAGCCATGCCGCGTTTTTTCATGTCCTCTTTTTTCTCGAGCAGGATTTGATTCGTCGGCGTGTAGCCGTATTCAACCCCAGTCAAATCCGTCTCAAGATCAGGATCATTCGGCAAGCACCCACCCTGTGCGATCCACTCTTTCATGCGTCCCCACATCTCAGCACGTAGATTCTTGTAGCGTTGAGTATTGACCGCACCAGCACCAAAGTTGATTGCATTCACCGGATAGCCATTATGTCGAAGCCAATCAACAGGAGAAGCACCAACGCCACCAGTGTCCACGTTGATGACAATCTTTCGTACTCCCATCTTTCGTAGATGGTTGTAATGCTCAGCAACCTTTGCACCCAACTCATGACCATCAAGGCCGTGGAACTTCTGCTTTGCTATGGAACGGCCATCGAGAGCGAAACGGGTCCAAATGACCGATGCATCATCCCCGAATCGCGCAACGTCAACGCCAATAATTGCGACAGTCTGTGTGTAGTTGACAACACCCATCGGTCGTTCCATTGCGGCCTGGACGATGTCACGAGGGATGAACTGCATGGAGGAACTGTTCGGAAACTCGCCACGAACACGGACACGGAAGAAGTCAGAGTCCTCGCCATAGTCTGCAAGCCATTCATCGATCTTTTTCTTATCGGTCATTGCGGCATCGCGACCATCCACGTGACGATGATTCCATCGATGTCGGAATCGGTTGAAACACTCGTAGAATCGACCTGTCGAACGCGTTGGGTTGCCGAAAGCGAACCAAAAGATCTGCGTCTTACTGTCTGTCAATGCCCCTTCGGTCACTTCCCATATACAGTCAGAAATAGCAGAAGCTTCGTCGAAGATGACAATGATTCGACGCTTCTTGTTATGCAAGCCGGCAAAGCCTTCGGGTTTGGTCTCAGACCAAGGAATGGCATCAGCACGCCATGTCTTATCGTGCCCTGGTTGCTTGCATGTAACAGACATCGCAGAGACCGAGAACCAGTCCTTGAATAGGCACAAGTTATGCCACTTAGCAACCTCAGCGAAGGTCTTCGTCCTCAACTGATTCTCCGTATTGGCAGTGACGACGATACGAGTATCTGGAAAGGTGCAAAGCGCCCAAAGAATGATCCAAGCCACAAGCCCGGACTTGCCCACACCGTGACCTGCAGCCACCGCATATTGCATAACGTGGTCCCAAGCTTCACCAGATTGAAGTTTGTCACGCATATCGGTAAGGATCGATGTCTGCCATTTGTCGGGTCCAGTCATTCCCTCTAGCGAATCCTTGCCCCAAGGGAACGCCACCTGCACGAACCGCAGTGGATCATTCGAACATTCAGCCGCGAGGAAAGTCATTGCCTTACCGATGCCTGCTTTGGTTGAGAGATCAAAAGTCGGAGTCGTCATTTGCGCAGAAGGTCCTGAAGCGTTTCGGAAAGCGTTTGAATCGTCTGATCCTTGTCAACCTGTTCTTTCCCCATACCAATGCACTGAGACAACGTCTTAAGCGCAGTATTCGCACCTGCTGCATCGAGCTTCTTGTACACAATGTTTCCGTTGTCATCCATCACTGGTTCACCAGTCAGACCATCAGTCACTGGCACTCTCTGCCCACACGTGAGTGCAATATCTTTGAGTTGTTCGAGAACGAATGTTGCGTCAACAATCGCCTTCTCTTTAGCGGGTTCACGTCGAGCCTCAACTGCGTCTCTGACCTCAACATTTTTCAACAATCGAGAAGCAATCCTATCTGCTGTCTTTGCACTATAGCCCGCCTTCACTGCGGCCTCAGACGCGTTCTTGAAACCTCCCCGTGCATATTCATTGACGAACGCTTGCTGTCTCGCATTCAACATCCTTACCACCTCCTCACAAATGTCTTCCAACCTGCCACCGACTGACAACGTCGACGCCCAGAGATGTAATCCCTGAGCGTTCTAATCGGCATATCCAACATCAAACTAATCTGTCGATAGGTATAGCCCTGTTCCCTCAACTGACGCGCATGCTCAACATCAGAGTTCAAATAACGAGCGTTCACATGATCCTCTCCGATTGCTCGTCCCGCATCGTTGACTGTCACTGTCATCTTGTGTTCTGAAGTAACGCGGATATTCCTTTTTGACTTTTCCGATTGCAGAGTCAATGATCTTTGCCCTGAGCACAGGGTTGTCCCACCCGACCGCCTTGGCATCTCTGGAAGCTCGAACAAGAGCATCTGCTGCCACTGGCGGCAGGAAGCCCGAGACTCCGATTCTTCCCCCTTCACGTTCCTCGTCATTCATCAGGTTCCTCCCAATCAAAGACAACAGCCAATGCACCAGGCTTTTCAGGCTCGTTCCACACCTGCTCGCGAAAATGGAATGTGCTGTCATCAACACCTAGCGCCTCTGCCGCCCCATCAAAAATGGCCTTGCAATTCGCAATGAGGTTGTCTTCATCTCGATAACGGTTTAATGGTGGCGTACAAATTAAGCGCACATTCATCGTTCCGCCCTTCCATCTGCGATCGGCTCTTCCTTCTTTGAGTTGCACCTCACTAATGACAGCTTTTTTCATTGCTTGTGCCGTCTTCAATCGCGTGTGCATCTTCGTCGCTTTGAAAAGCTTTGCCTTTGCAAAGACGGTCAAGCGAGCATTAGGCGAAAGACCACGCGGTGGCCACGGCAGTTCAACACGGAAAATCATTTTTCTTTTCTCCTCTTCCTCAAAACTTTGAGAGCCTTCATACGTTGTGCTATACGGGCTTCATCTGCTCTCTTGAACCGATCACACCGACAAGGTCCCTCGATGCGCTGTAGGACGTTCCAACGCCCGCCCTCACGGTCCTTGTGGTCACAGTAGCCTCGGCCATCTCCAAAAAGCCACGTTGGTGTCCGTTCAGACCCTGCGAGATAGTGGCAATCGATGCACCTACTCACTTATCTCCCCTTGCCATAATCCAAACAACAAAAGCGCAAAAAACAAGCCAAACCACCATTGCCCAAAAACCTTCACTCATCCTTGTCTCCTTCAGGATCCCAACAGCAATAGAGCGCCACAATCACTACGTAGAACACACCAATGAAAATGCACGCCGCCACCTTCACTTGATCCTCCCGTATCGTTGAATGCTGCCAACCACCCCGTCATGGACCTTGAGTGCGACGGACTTGCAGTAGCTCACGCGCGCATCGATCTCACGTCCCCAACGGTCTGGTCTTTCATCCCCACGGACTCGGCTTGCATACGCCTTGGTTTCGTATGGCGATTGTTTGCCAGTCACCTGCTCAAGCTCTATGTCGTGCCGATGGGGCCATGTGGCCACCTTGAACCACTGGCCTTCATCGGTACGCAGGAACGTGGTCTTTCCTGTCCTGTATTCGATCTCTTGCATCACCTCAGCTTTCATTTTTTTTGCCTCTTTTAGATCCCCGTGGGATGATTGAACTGCAGGGCCCTGAGAAGTTCTGCTTTGTTCAACCAAACCACGGAGAAATCGTTATGTCCGTTTACGACGACTTAGTCTTCGCCATCGACAACAGACGTGTTGTCCAGTTCACATACGACGGTCATCGTCGTGTTGTCGAACCTTTTCTGCTTGGTGTGACGACTGCAGGTAAGCCCGCACTGCGCGGCTACCAAACAGAAGGCACAAGCAAAACCGGCACAGTCCCCGCATGGCACCTGTTTTCGCTATCGAAGATTTCCGCCATAGAGGTGACGCAATCCTGTTTCGAAGGTGTAAGGCCGTTTTACAACCCAGCTGATAAAGCCATGTTGCGTATCGACGCTCATGTTTAGCTAGCGCACCGCAATCACACGGGCCTGCCGGATAAGCAGGCTCGTTGTGCACTGCGCAATCGGAGTCATGGATTACTTCCTTCGTCATTTCACTAACACCCCATAAACCCAATACACATCAGCGCAAAAGGCCACACTGATAGCCACTGTCACCGTCATTGACGCGACGAACGCAAGCCAATCACCGTAGACATCTAGCGTTCGATTCCTAGCAGAGATTGACCTCGCCCACATCAGAATCGAATAGACCGCTGCAACAAGAATCCCGAAGGCGACATTGCTGAACCACAGCTGTCCAAAACTCACACTCATATCAGATCACCTCATCGATCTTCATGATTCGACGGCGCTGACTTTCCCCCTTGAAGTAAAGGAAGACGCTTGAGCCTAGGATTCGGTTAAACAACCGCTCACCGAGTTTTGCTCTGAGCGTATTTGGGTTAGATGTACTCTTTGCCTGATCCTTTTCGTCCGGCAAAAGGTTGGTGACAAAGATCGTTGGCAGTCGTCTTGAGTAGCGCTCGTCCAGAAGCGACATCAGCTGCGACTCTTCGAAGCTATTTCCGTTCTGCACACCTACTTCATCGATCACAAGCAAAGGAGCACGCACAAGGCTGTTGTAGTCATCCATATCGGACTTGAAGCTATCTGCCTTACGGATTGCTCGTAGCACATCCCACATGGGCGCATAGAGCCCTTGAACGCGATCAAACAACTCCTGCAGAATTGCGCAAGCAAGCATCGTCTTGCCGGTACCACAGTTGCCATAGAGGCAGAAGCCAACGCCCTTCTCGGCCACCTTCTCGAAGTTGTCTACGTAGAGACGCGCCTGGCGAAGAGACTCACGCAGATGTTCGTTAGTGACGGTGAAGTCCTTCAGCAACTTCCCGACGAAAGAGGCAGGAACGTTACTCTTGCGACAAGCGGACATGTAGGCCTCATGCTTAGCGGCCTGTTGGCGCTTACGCTCAAGCTCCTCAGCCTCGGCCTTGGCCCGTGCAACCTCAGCTTGATACTCCGGCGAGGCCAAACGATCTGCCTTGCACTTAGGGCACTCAGGTGTGTGAGCCAAGCGACCTGCTACAAAGCACTGCTCTACCATGTAGGCTCCATGCTTAGGACAGGTCAACGTCACTTCACGAACGCCCGTACCTTGGAAACTAGCTGTAGTCATCTGTGTCATTAGAAACTCCCGTCGCCGTAGTAGGCGTCATCAAATCGAAGCGGTGCGTTATTGCGTGGCGTGTATGTCGTCTTAGGCTTCCAATCCTCAGCGTTAGCAGTCCACGTCCTCCAGGCGGCCTTCCAATCGCTGTACTTACGTCCATTGGCGTAGGCACTGTTCACGAACTTTCTGAACTCCTTGAGCGCATCGATGCTTGGGTGCTTTTCTTTGGCGTAGGCAAGGTAGTCATCAGGGATCTGTTCATCTGGCGAGAACGGACATTGAGTCTTGGCTTTAGCACGTGACTTCTTCGGCTTTTTCTCCTCGATCATTTCCGTGGCGTCAGGAAAAAGATCGGAGGACGCGGGAGCGTCAATTGACTGAGTACATGACTGAGTAGTTGACAGAGTATTGATAGAGTCGTGTACCGTTTTCGGTACTACTGTCGTCCCGTTTTCGGTACTACCGTTGTCCCGTTTTTGGGACGACTGTCGTCCCGTTTTTGGGTTGTCCCGTTTTTGGGTCGTCCCGTTTTCGGGGGTATCTTTAACAAGGTTTTCAAGAGGTTCGGCGGAAGGTGCTATACATACCTTGTTATTTATCTTGTTATATTCCTTGTTAATACCTTGTTCGGGTGTAAGTTTTTGCAGGGGTTCACGGTAATTTTTTACAGGGGTCTCCTGTAAGTTTTTACAGCCCTCTCCTGTAATTTCTTGCAGGGGTATAACTTCTGCACCCCCTGTAATTTCTTGCAGGGGTGTTGATTCATACAGGGGTGTACTTTCCTGCAACAGCTCAGCAACTGGCAGTCGATCAAGATGCAAAGTGAAATAACGCTTTTGGCCAGGCTTCTGAATTGATGACACAAAGCCAAGTTCGTGTAACGCCTTTAGCGTTAATCGAACAGTTCGATCATTGACACGTGATACACGTGCAATTGCTTCAGTCGACGGGAAACAAGCCCCCGTTTCCTTGTTATGGAAAAACGCGAGCGCTTCTAACACGTCGACCTGAGTGCGATCAGTCAAACCTGACGCACGGACTTTGTGCATAGCCTCATAACTCATGACTGCCTCACCTTCTTTCAGACAAAGATCGATCCAAAGCAGTACCTGAAATTAGATCCCAGTCAATCTCTGGCAGCAGTTCTCTTCGAGTCACGGCACCGCCCGTTTCTTTTTCGATAGAACAAGCAAGGCAAACTGAGAGCTTTTTCCCGTAAATGATGTTGTTTAACGAGGTCAACTTGATGCCGCAACGTTCCGCGAGAGCATTTCGCTCTACTTTTTTCAGCGACCTCAGATATGCGTTAGCACGTGGAAGCATTAATTTCCCCATAACAGTTTATTTCCTAGGTGCATTGTACACCATTTTATAAACCATAAAAGGTTACTCTCAACCTGCCACACCAGAATTCTTTTTGTTGCACCGTAACTCTTGACGGGTGATAATCGGGGTTACAAGGGGGTTATATGCAAGACATCACTACCATACGCAGAAACAATTTGAGAGAACTTATCTCTCAGTACCCGTCCCAGGTCGCCTTTGCCACAGCGGTTGAAAAATCACCACAACAAATTGGTGGAATGCTAAATGGCTCTAAAAGCTTTGGTAATCGAATCGCCAGAGATATTGAAGAAAAGCTTGGATTGAAGACTGGCTATCTAGATCAGGCAAGCAACGACAACCAGTTTGTACGTATTTCGCGATTAGGAGACCCTAATGATGGCAACTGGGTAAGAATTCCGTTACTTGATATTGAAGCATCATGTGGGGGAGGAATCGAAAGCAGCTTGCCGTCAATAGTTGGCGGAGTCGATTTAGCTCCTGAATTTTTACTATCTCTACCAGGCGTCATCTCTCCTCGACACCTTCACGTTGTTAATGCTCACGGTGACTCAATGGAGCCAACGGTTATGGATAAAGCATTCTGCGTGATCGATACTGCGCAAACACGCATCCTCGCTGACGGCATCTACTGCCTTTGCGCAGAAAATCAGATTTTCATCAAACGATTGCAACGTAATCTTGATGGAACACTGCTTTTAATTTCAGACAATCCGCGATACCATCCGCAAACAATCGATAAGCTTACGCTAGAAGAACGAACCACCATCGTAGGCCGTGTCGTTTACGTCTACAACGGCTCTCCCCTATAACTCACCGCTCACCTCACCCCTAACAGCCCGCATATCGCGGGCTTTTTTATTGTCTCTTGATTCACATCAACTATCTTTTACACCGTGCAGGGTTATTTTTTGGTTGACTTTAGTAAACCATTATGGTTTAATATGGTTGTTCGCAAACAACCCATATCGGTTTAGCGAATAACCCCGAAACCCCACCTCAACGACCTAAGGACTTTGCGAGTGGCACGGGCAAAGAAGGGAAGAGCTTCGGACCGCTTAGATCTTGTGGCGGCACACAAGGGAGTGCGAGCAATGCGTAACGACCTGATTACGCTCCTGCCAGGACAGCATTAGTGCAGAGGTCATGTCAGACCCGATCTGTAGAGCCAAGACACGGCAACAGAGCCTGGCAGCAGAAAGCCGATCTAAGCCCTTTCAAGAGAGAGGGCTTAGATGGGTTTTCGTTGAGCAAAAGGTGGTATTTACTGGACTTTTGAGTGAAAATGTGTTAGAAGAAGTCTTCTTCTAACACATTAACTACTACGGAGGAGTCATGACGGAACTTGCTTTTCGCCCAATGGACGGCCTCCAGGTCATGGCATACATCATCAAGATGTGCAAAGAGCTTGGAACGCCGTACAACGTGACCAAGCTGCAGAAACTCATGTACTGCTGTGATGGTGTCACATTAGCCACTTACGGTCATCCACTATCAAAGGAACGTCCTGAAGCGTGGCAATATGGTCCCGTCTTTCCCAATGTTCTCAGGTATATCCACGCCAACGGGCTTGAGGCCGTAACAGGGAAAGAATTTGAGGACAAAGCCCCTGAAGAGATAAAAAAGCTAATCGAAGGAACAATCGTCTTCTTCGGGAAGTTTTCTGCATCTCAGCTATCCGCCTGGTCTCACAAGATCGGTTCACCCTGGTACCGCGCATCGAACGGCGGCACCAATCTAAAGACACCGATTGACGACCTATCGATTAAAAGCTATTTCCAGTCTGAGGTCATGGCGTGACCGATTTTCCGAAATTCAAGGCTAAAGAGCTGAACGGAGACATACAGCAAATCGAACCAGGATCAGACCCAGACCTGAGAGAGGCTGAACGAGATGCCCAGATCAAGAGCATACGCGTTAGAACTTGGATCAAAATTATTGCCTTAATCATCTTCACTACTATTGGAGCAGGCATCGTCTTCACTTACGTATGGCATCTTGTTGTAGCTGAATCATGGCGATGGCTAAATGCTGAAGAAGTAGAGGCAATTAAGGATCTGGCACTATCGATCGCAACGGGCGTATCACTGAGCTTAGCAACGAAATTCACCATCAAATAGATATTTACAGCCCAGTCGGTAAAAACCTTCGGGGCTCTGCTTTTTCTAGCCCTCGGCACCACCGGGGATTGTTCCTTTGCCAGTAGGAAGCCGGTCTAAATCCTTTCTAAAGAGAGCGAGTGAATTGACCTTCAAAGGCTATACTTAGAAGTAAATAACAAGGGGCTACCATGAACGGTAATGGTGAAAAGAGCAACGAGTTAGGTGTGCAATGGTCATCAGAAAAAACAATGCAGTCTTAGCTCTTTCTGGAGCAATTCCATTTGCACTATCTATAATTTTTGCAATGTATACATCTGGATTCGACTGGAGATGGATACTCTTGCTAATTGGTGTGTGTGTGCTTATTGCGTTTAGAGCCTTCCATATCATTCTGAGGCGAAAGCACGATGGACAAAGACTTAAATTAGAAATAGAGTCTGTGAGCCAGGTCACAAGCGAAATATTCGGAAGTTTTATGGCCTATGTCCTCCCGTTAATTTTCTCTGGCATGAGTGACAAAACAATAGCTACCATCTGCTTTTCATGCTCAATTTATCTTCTCCTTCTAGTAATATCAAATGTCGTTTACCCAAGTTGGATTTTTTCTCTAATGGGATATCGCCTTTACAGAGTCATGCTAAAAAACGACATAGAAGTGCTCTTACTTAGTAAGCAGAACGTCTTTAACATATCAAAAAGAACCCTTAATGCAGTTGAAATAGATAACTGTTGTTTTATGGATGTAGCAAAATGAAAATATTTGCTCTGAATACTGATAAACAAGTTTTACGGTTACAAATCAGCAATAAAGATATCGAATCTAACGTCGTTCAACTATTCCAAAAATGTTACTGTGATTATGAAAATCCAGAAAACATCATTGAATTCTCCGCTGGAAATAGAAACGGAGCGACATGCGATGATGTATTTATGATTGACAACTTTAGCGACAGCGACTACTTTCATCGTCCAACAAAGTCAGTATCGGATTGTGGCGTATACGACCCATCAACGACGTCGCTAGATTCGATTGTCGCGCTCTTCGTCAAGCCAAACGACACAGAAGACAAGCTTCTTTTCCAATATTTCGACAACAAAAAGAAGCTATCTAATGAACGTTTTGTATTATTTTCACAGCCATTTGTAAGCAACGAATTTATGCGTCTCGACGGAGCAGGATTCATCCTAGATTCAAAGCTTGTAGCTGTACTTGATGGTTCGAAACTTTACTTCAAGAGCTTTTATTATGCCAAAAGAGTATTCCAATTAGGAGATTATTTCAGAGCCGCTACAGATGAAGAACTTACTGTTTTCAACCATCATCCATTATTCAATCCTATAGATGATGAAATAATTAAAACTTTAGCAACAAACACTATGAGAGAAAAAGTCTTTGAGATTGAAAAATCTGGGATCTTGAATTCTCTTGACATACAAAAATTGGTTTCGTACGCAAAGATTGCTGATCTCGACATTAAGGTCGTAGACAACAAAATTAACATTCCCGAAGACAAAAAGTCACTCCAGCGATTCTTAGGTTTACTTTGTGAAGATTACTACGACGGTAGACTTCGCAATATAACCTACCTAAGTACAGGAAAGCGGTCTGCAAAATAACAGCAATAGATCTATCTCACTAGATTACCCCCCTATTACACCGCCCTCGGCACATGCCGGGGGCTTTTTTATTGCCAGTTGAAAGGATCAGCCATGCAAAAAATTATTTTCGTTTCTGAGAGCGTGCGCGAAGAAGTTGAAGAGTACATGCGCTCTAGCGAAGGTCTCTTCTGCTCTGACTACGTTGAATACTGCCAAACCGTGGCTGACGAGTTCTCAATCGGCGCAAGCGACGCTGAATGCATCTACGACGACCTTTTCGTTAACACAAGACGCGAGTGGGAATGCGCCGACCAGTACGACGAGGACGACATCAAGTACGACGAAGCAGACGATTTCTACTACGTCGAAGACTGACACCAACGCCTCGGCTAACCCCGGGGCTTTTTTTTGAGATTCGATTCAAGCGCTCTCGCGCATACGTGATGCGTCAAAAGCAGTTCTTTCGAGGGTAACTGCAGAGAACGCTTGAACCGACTTTCAGGAGACACAAATGCAAAAGATCAAAGACTTCGAGAGTTTCGCTGCCGGCTACTTCAGCGCTCTCAGAATCAAGCCCCCGACAGCAAATGACATCCGCAATTACTGCATCGAATCAAGAACATTCGCAGCGGCATTGAGTTTCTACGCTTGCAACGATCCATACGTTATGGCCCAAGAAAGCTCTGACGCAAAGTTCGAAGCAGTAGCGAAGAACATTCGAAAGCTGATTCGAGACTAACGACTTCAGAGGGCAAACGGCATGACGCAGATATGTGCCGATCCGACCTCTCCTATGGGTCAGGATCCCAAAGCGAAGGCATCTGCCGGAGGGTACTCACCTTCGCTCCCTCACCCTACAAGGACAACACCATGGCAACACGCTTTATCGACTTTTTGTTCCGCTGCTTCTTCGGTTCACCAGACCAAGACTACCGCGGCGTACCGTCCGTCAAGGACGATCAACTTTTTGACAAGACGATGACGGCCATTGCGATTGTTGCCGCCGTCTCTGTTGTCGTACTGGAGGTTCTCAAATGACAATGCCTTACGTTATTCCTTCTTACGGCGATGAGCCACCAACTGATGTTGTCTTTATCAGGGTTGAGCCATACACGGGCGTTGACCTTGAGTTTTTTAAAGTCGGCAGTTTTGACTATGACGGCAGTTGCCTCTCAATGCGCGACCTGACAACTGAAGACATTAAGCGTTGGAATCTTTGGGACTACTTCAACGAAGACGACTTCGACGACGACGGGGAGTTGATCCTGCCATGACAACAACTGAAGGATTCGTTCACGGAAGGCTTCGCTTGACACCGCGTGAAGTGACAGTGTTGGTGCTAATCGCAAAAGGTTTCTCAAGCTATGAGATGGCAGACCTCATGAACATCAAGCTCTCATCCTTCTACTGTCATAGAAAAAGCCTGTTCCGCAAACTCGATGTTCGCACTGACGGCGAGGCTGTCTTCGAAGGCTTTCAGCTCGGCATCTTCAAGGACGTCAACAAAAAATGAGTTTTTCAGATCCGGTCAAGGTTATTGACCACATACCCAAGGACATAGACATGAAAGTTAGATCACGCAAAAGGCCATTGGCTCAACGCCAGGCGGCCAAGTTACGAAAACAGCAAGAGGCTCGGCAGAACGTCGAGCCTTTTTGTTGTGAAAAACCTTCCACGGTTTGGAAGGTTGTCGCTTTTGTAGGCGCGCTGGCCATCGTGGTCGGTGCACTTGTTCAAGGAACGTGGAAATGAAAACACTGACGCAAATCGCAGAAGACCTTGTGAACGCAGGCCTTAGTTCTAACGATGAAGGAAAGGTTCGATCCTACATCCAGGCAAACCTTCCGGAAGCGCTGACCGCTTATATCTGCAACGATTCAGCAAACATCAACTTACCTGAAGTCCTTGCAGGCTTCACCGGTAGCGAACCTTTCGCTTGCATGATCGCCGCTGCCAAGTTGGCCACCGCCCGTGAACGCGCAATCGACGACTTGTGCGAGAAAGTGCTGTACCGCATCGACTGCTTGCTCGATAACGATCCTGAATTTCCGTGCCCGATTGAATGAGGAATTCGAAAATGACATTATTCACCACCATCCCACTTGAAACCGACCGAGCTGCTTGGCTCAAACAACGACAACTCGGTATCGGCGGCTCAGATGTAGCCCCGATCCTTGGCTTATCAAAGTGGCGTACGCCTCTTGACGTATACAACGACAAGACCTCTGACAAGCTTGATGACACTGACAACACCTCAATGGAGTGGGGTCGCCGCCTCGAACCAGTCATTCGTCAGAAGTATGCTGACGTGACCGGCCATGCTGTCATACAACCAACAGACATGTTCCAAAACGAAATTCACCCATTCATGGTCGCAAACGTTGACGGCATCAGAGATGACGGCGTTCTCGTTGAGATCAAGACCGCTCGATCCGGTGCCGACTGGGGCGAAGAAGGCACGGATCAAATCCCCGAGTATTACCTCACGCAGGTACAGCACTACATGGCCGTGCTTGGCGCTGACCGTTGCGACGTTGCTGTATTGATTGGCGGCTCTGACTTCCGCATCTACACAGTCGACCGAGACGAAGAAATTATCGACATGCTGATCGAAGAGGAGCGTAAGTTCTGGTATCTCGTTGAAGCACGTACCCCGCCGGCACCGCGTACAGCTGAAGAAGTTGCGGCCACGTTCTCCAGTAGCCAAAAGGAAGAGCGTGAAGCGACCGACGATGTGGCCGATGCACTTGTTCAAATGCTGAGAGTACAGGCACAGATCAAAGAGCTCAAGGAGCAAGAAGACGCTCTCAAAGCAACGGTAACTGGATTCATGGGCGAGGCCGACACGCTAACTCACAACGGAGCAACTCTTGCCACATGGAAGAGCACTAAGCCTCGCGTGACTTTCGATAGCACTTCATTCAAGAAGGCCATGCCAGACATCTACGAACGCTACTTAAAGCAAGGCGAAAGCACTCGCCGATTTGTTATCAAACAGAAACTTGAGGACATCGAATAATGACTGAACTCACTACTCTCAACCCGTTCGGCAGCGCTCCTACTACTCAGCCTGAAGCTCTCGCTACTCAGCAGACAGACAGCGCACGTGCAATCGCAGAAGTCCAAGCCTCTCTCATGATTGCTCGTATGAATCCACGCGATCAGCGCAAGGCCGTTGACCGCATCCTGAATGCTTGTACGCGCGAAACCCTTGCTAAGTCTGCTATCTATGCGTACGCTCGTGGCGGCTCTAGCATCACTGGTCCAAGCATCCGCCTGGCCGAGGCCGTTGCTCAGCAGTGGGGCAATATCCAGTTCGGTATTCGAGAGCTCAGCAACCATGGCGGCAAGTCAGAGGTTCAGGCTTTCGCCTGGGACGTAGAAACGAACACCCGCCGAGAGGTAACGTTCTCTGTTCCGCACATCCGCTATACGCGCAAAGGGTCATACAAGCTCGAAGATCCGCGAGACATTTATGAGCTAATCGCAAACCAAGGCGCACGACGACTCCGAGCCTGCATCCTTGCTGTGATCCCTGGCGACGTTATGGAAGCTGCCGTTGAGCAGTGCCAGGCCACGATCAATAGTTCTGTTGACGTTAGCCCCGAGGCCATCAAGAAGCTCATCGAGACTTTCGAGGAACGCTTCGGCGTAACAAAAGAGCAGATCGAAAAATACTGTCAGTGCAGATCAGAGGCTATCCGAGCAGCGCAAGTCATTCGCCTACGACAGATTTGGCTCTCTCTCCGAGACGGCATGAGTGCACCTTCGGACTGGTTCGAGCCTGTTGAACAGCCTGAAGCCATCGAGCACAAGAAAGAGTCCTCAAAAGCAACGCTGAAAGACAAGCTCAAACAGCGTAAGCAGGAAGAGGTAGCCACCGAAGCTCAGGAAACACCGCCCGAAGAACAGGCCGCGGCACCAGCGATTGACGAGGCTGACCTACCTGATACGGGTGCTGATCCCGAAGAACCGCTGTTTTAACCACCTTCCCCCGCTCGGCCTAACTGCTTTTCAAACCGGCAGCGCTTCACCAGGTCGGGCGAAGAACTCTTTTTAAGGCTAAAAAATGATCGAAATTTCACACGATTTAATCAGAGACAATCTGAAAAAGTTCATCAATGACAATGAACCTGCACCAAACACCCCCGAAGGCGTTGCGGTTACTGCACTCATGATCGCCTCAAAACTTATGCGAGAAAACAAAAAACTTGTAAAGAAGACTGAGAAAGCAATATTCGAGAGCGACATGCCTATCGAATCTAAGTTTGTTCTGATGTTCCATATTCTTGCACTGATTGAATGCACACAACCTGCTGATAAAGACGAGGACGAAGAATGAAACTTCACTCAAGGACTGAAAAAGTCACCTTCTTCCTTGAAGAACTGTGCGAAATCTTTTGCAAACAATGGATGTTGTTAGGACTCATGGCAATCGTTTGGCTCTCGATCCTTGCACAAACTGAGTCGAGTATGTTCTTGGCTTTTTTCACTGGTTTTCATACAGCGTTAACGATAATCATCGTAAGCACCATGTTCTACGAAGCCAAGTTAACAGCAAAGCTCCGTCATTGGTACAGCGTCTCTTTCTTTAACAATGTCACTGGCCAGAAGTACACGTTGGTTCTGCCGCCCACGGTTGCGCCTGACATCCGCTCGGTCGCACAGCAGATCAAGGGGCAGTTCTGACACGCGCCTCCTTCAGTACGCTTGGAGGAGGCCTGCTCAAGCCTTTTCGAGAGAGAAGGTTTAAGCAGGTTTTTCTGAGAACAACCTCGTACAATAAGAAAAGCCCCTAACGCAGTGCATTGCGCTAGAGGCTCGGTTAACCCTTATGACGAGGTATATATGGATAATACCCAAAATAACAATGAACAGGCAAGTCTGCCAAACTTCGATGCAATACGCCATCTGGACGATGACGGCAGGGAGTACTGGTATGCGCGTGAGCTCTACCCGCTCTTGGGATATAGCCGATGGCAAAGATTTCAGGCAGTTATTGAAAAGGCCAAGACCGCTTGTAAGTCTTTGAAAATTAACGATTCTGACCATTTTACCAACCTTGGTAAAATGGTCGATCTCGGAAGCGGCTCGTCTCGCGAGATTGATGACGTCGCCCTCTCCCGTTATGCCTGCTACCTGATCGTTCAGAATGGCGACCCGAGCAAGCCTGTCATCGCCGCTGGCCAAACTTACTTTGCGGTTCAAACGCGCCGTCAGGAACTCGCTGACGAAGAAGCCTTCGCTCAACTAGACGAAGACCAAAAGCGTCTGTTCCTTCGCAGAGAAATGAAAGAGCACAACAAGCGACTGAGCGATGCTGCGCACGACGCGGGAATCGTTGAGCCCAGAGACTATGCCATCTTCCAGAACCACGGATACAAAGGCCTCTATGGAGGGCTTAATCGAAAGGATATCCACGAACGGAAAGGCTTGAAAAAGAGTCAGGAGATCCTTGACTACATGGGGCACGAAGAACTGGCTGCAAACCTTTTCCGAGCGACCCAAACCGAAGCAAAACTCAGGCGCGAACACATCGTTGGCAAAAGGGAAGCAAACCAAACGCACTATTCCGTAGGTAAGGAGGTGCGAGAAACCATTAAGCGATTAGGCGGCACGATGCCCGAGGATCTCCCGACTCCTGCTAAGAGCATTAAACAGCTTGAACGTGAAGAAAAGAAACGGTTAGAACTTCCCGAAAAGAAGTAACAGTCAAACTTGCAACATTTGCAGCCCTCGGCTTAACTGCCGGGGGCTTTTTTTATTGGAGCACCAATGGCAACACTTTCATTTAACCCAGACCTTCCACCAAAAAACGACAAAGCACACGCACTGCAGGTGCATCCTGTGCGACGCAAGAGCACGGAATACTTGGACGACATTGCGGCCTTAGCGGCTAACCTGAGAAACCTTGGCGATAAGATCGAGAAGGCCGCAAAGAAGTTCGATGCACAGAGAAAGTCCGGCAAGGGCTTTGAAGTTACGTGCATGGACAAGCATGCGATTGCGCTGCACGAACAGTCGATGAACCTTCAGAGATTGATCAAGGGGATGAAAGCATGATGCAGACAGTGTACGAAATGTCGATAGACATGATTGCCAAGCACTACGGCCTCGATCACCAACAGATGAAATGCATTGAGGAGCTGAGCGAGGCCAGTGCGGCAGTCGCACGTCACGTGACTGAGCCATGCCAAAACAACCTCAAGGAAATGGCCTCAGAGCTCGCTGATGTGTGCATTCTGATTGATCAACTTTTTGTGCTGCACCCTACTCTCAAAATGCACTTTGAAGATGCGAAGCGGTTCAAAGTAACCAGACAAATTAGAAGGATGATTAAAGATGCAGGATGGGAAAAAGATGACTGAACTCGAAAAGCGCATCGTTGATTTTCTTCAAAACGGTGGAACGCTCGAAGCAACGAAAGCCGCAGAACTTCTCGGCATATCAGTCTGCAAAGCATCGGGCATGATGCGACACTTGCACACGCAAGGGCACATCAAGCGATCGTCAGAAGGTCAACGCTATACGTACTACATCAGAGAAGACACTGTCGGCGACATGATGACGGACCTTGCCTGCCAGGCGTGCGGCATGAAGCCATGCAGAGAAAAGCGAATCATCGTTACGCGTGATGACCGCATCGATGATTTGCGCTCGATGATCTACGACATGGACCAGGACATGGTGCTCGATAGCGTCGAAGAGGGCTATGTTTACGGAGCTAAACAAGCAGCTATCCGAGCTGACTGGCAGGACGCTCAGTGTCACCTGGCGAACCTTAAAGACCATCTAAAGAACAAGCTCGACAAGGTCCACAAGATAACAGTTGAAGTTAAGCGAGAAGCGAGGAGGAAGAAATGACAAGTGCAAATGAACGCTACGAAGCTGCACGACAAATCATTGAAGAAGGACCATGCACATCAATCACAACAGTAGCTACGCAAGTTTTATGTGACTACTTCAGAATCACTCCAAAGACACTGCGAGTTTGGGTGCTCGATTGTCGTTTTCCTAGGGCAGTCCGCATCGGCCGCTGTAATGTCTGGCGACTCACTGACATCAGAAAACACATGCAAAAGGTCGCTCGTGCATAACTTTAAACCTCCCAGGGATCCGTCCTTGGGAGGCATTTTTTATTTAAAGAAAACGGGATTCAATCCTAGAAAAGCAGTACGCCCCAAACTCTTCCATCAGTGCGATACGTTCATCTAATTTATCTGTGCGTAGGTATGCCTGAGTAACTTTATCGCCAACCGCATGAGACAAAGCTTTCTCTGCTGCATGTATGTAGTTACTGCCCTTCGTGTCAGCGACCCAATCCAAAAAAGTGGAGCGCAAACCGTGCATGGTACAATCGTATGCGGCGCGTAAGATCGTGATTGCAGGTGTACCTAACGCGATCGTCTTATTACCGGTTCGTCCAGGAAAGACGTAAGGTTTCTGACATGGCGTGCGAGGAATCTTCTTCACTCTATCCAAGCATGCCCACGTGTACTTGTTCATTGGCACTCGATGTTCAAACGGCTTGCCATCCTTTCTTCGCGCTGCTGGCATTCTCCAAAGATTCGCATCTTTATCAAACTCCTCCCACCTAGCAAGAACGAACTCTTCACAGCGTGAAGCAGTCAAACAACCGAAAACTACAGCGATACTCCCCACAGTATTCCGCTCCCACATATCTGCGATAAAGTCCGGTAACTCCCTCCAATGAATCGTTCGGTGTGGCGTTATAGTGTGAACCCTTGAAGGCGGCGGTAATGACAATGACAAATTTCCACGCCATAACGCAGGATTGTCTCCCTCATAAAAACCCTTCGACTTACACCAGTCAATGATGGCAACAGCTCGACCTATCACCTTCGTGGCCGTTGAGTTCTTCGTCCACCAAATAGGCTTGAGCATATTAATAAAGTGATCCCGTGTGAGTTCCTTTACAGGGATATGCCCGATTTTTGGAAGCATGTGGGTAACGATAGTCGCTCGCCAGTGCTGTTCTGCCTTGGTGCTTCTCCACGCTTTTACCTGGGCAATGTCAGCAAGCGCCTCTTCCCATACCTCGGAAAATAGCGGCCCCTGATCAACTTCCTCTTCGTGCTTTTCACGACCAAGTAAACGGTCGAGACAAAGAACGGGATCGCCACCCGAAGCCATATCCTTCTTCAATTGAAAAACTAGGTCACGTGCCCCCTGAAGGTTTAGAAACCTTGCGTCACCAAGCGTCAAGACTTTACGTTTTTTGTTTTGCTGAAATCTAAGGATCCATGCACGAGCGTCCCCCTGCACACGACAGTAGAGACCTTCTCCGTATGAATGCCAACCCTGTGATAAATCAGCGATTTTCTTCACTCTCAT